TTAGGAAGTAAATGGAAAGAAACATATAGCGGGCAACGTGTATGGGATACAAGTGGAGAACTGAAACCTAAACATGTTTTCTATAGGATGAATAAAGAATATGGCGACTTATCGAGTTTTACAAGGCTCACTTCACGAAAAGATTTTAAACAGTCGTAAGAAGATACGCATTATCGGAGGCGGTTTCGGTAACGGAAAGACTGCCTGTGCCTGTATTCTTGGCCTTCGTCTCGTTAAAGACTATCCCGGTAGTAATGGCTTAATTGCCATGGCAACGTATAAACAACTTACTGACACCATTCAGAAAGAATTTTTCAAGTGGGCACCTGCCAGTAGTATTGAGAAACATCCTACACTTGCTGATCCAACTGTAAGATTTAAGAATGGATCAAGCGTTTCCTTTCGCTATATCAAGCAGAAAGGTAAAGCCGCAGCAGCAGATGGACAGACTACATCAAACTTGCTTTCTGCAACGTATGATTGGGCTGTAGTAGATCAACTTGAGAACCCGGAAATCACGCATAAAGATTTCCTCGACCTCGTTGGTCGTATGCGCGGTAGCACACCCTACACAGGAACAGACGAAACAATGCCGAGGACTGGTCCCCGGTGGATTGTGCTTTGCGTAAACCCATCTTACAATTGGGTATATCACAAGCTGATCAAGCCTTATCACATTTATCGTGATAGCGGAGAAATTACAAAGGATTTAATCGTAGACGAAAACAATGAACCGTTGATTGACGTGTTCGAGGGTTCTACCTACGAAAATGCTCACAACCTCGAACCAGACTTTATTCAAACAATGGAGTCTGTGTATAAAGGTCAGTTTAAACAACGGTATTTAGGTGGTGAATACGGCGCATTTGAAGGATTAATCTATCCTAACTTCACTCGTGAACGGCATGTTATTGACCGTGATAGAATAATGAAGTATCTTATAGAACTGAACCATAGAAAACAAAGACCTACAGCACTTGAAGGATTTGACTTCGGTATTGCTGTGCCGACCTGTTATCTCCTTGGCTTCTATGACTTCGCAGGAAGATTATTCATTCTCGATGGTTTTCATGAAGCTGAAATGGATTTAAACGATATTGGATTACGAATAGTAAATCTTCAAATGCAGTATCAGGGATTAATTAACTTCGATCATCCCATATATGCTGATCCAGCAATCTTCAAACGATCCATCATTGATAAAACGGGTCGCCGAGCAGATACGATTAAATCCATTTTAACGAACTCATTCAACCTCGATATGGTTGGTGGACAAAATCCGATTGCAAGCGGTATTGCGAAAGTAAATGCATATATCAACGTAGACTCATTCCCTCACTTTGAAGATCAAAGTAGACATGATGGGAATTTATTCTACGTATCATCCCAACTTCCCTTCATCGCTGAGGAATTTGCAGGATACTTCTGGAAAACAGAAGCGGGTCAACAACTTGATGTTCCTAATGGGCAGAATGATCATGCCATGGACACGATTAAATATATGTTATCCTATCTTCCAAACGCGGAAACGCTTATGTATAATGTTAAACAACAATTCTTTGGAGCTAGTTTATGGGCCAACTTGACCAATTGAGAAATGACGCTGCAATTGAAGCAGGTGTCATCGAAACAGATGAAAGCATTAATACACTTTTAGAAGAAACACGCCTTCTCAGTGAAAATGCCATTCCATCTCCAACCAAGATTGGAGAAATCTTTAAACAACGCTACGAGGACAGTTTAAAACTATACGAAGAGTATCACAAAGACTGGAAAACTGCGATTGAGATTTATCATAACACTGGCTCCGTTGAAATCAGTGAAGAAATCCGCGCACCAGAACAGAATTTCGTAAGGACTATCGTCCAAACACTTCTCGACCTTATGTATATGCAGAACCCTACTGCGGAATTTAGCACGACACTCGATGATCAGAGTGCTCGTGACTTTGCATCTTTAATGAGTAACATCATTACCATTTTCGTTAACAAACGAAATGGGTTCAATCTTCGTCCCCATGTTCTTCTTCAAATGGCACTTGCACATTTGACGAACTTCGGCATTTTAAAATTAACTTATACCAAGCAGGAAGTATCTCGTGAACGTGTCCTTGCACTCTATGCCAAAGCTAAGGAACAACTCCAGAAAGAAGATGATCCTGAACAGGCAGCAGTCTGGTATAACCTTATTGATACCTTATACGATCGGCTTGGGCAAACGCAGCCCTTCGGTCTTGGCATCAAGAATGTATGGCCGATGCATTTCTTCGTTGACCCCGAAGCGAAGATGCTTGATCTTACAGATGCCCAATGGACGCTTGAGATTGACTTCATTGACACGGCGTTCCTTAAGAGCGAATACATGTTCCTTGATGAAGATAACAAGTGGCGGTATAAATACGATAAGAATAAATTCTTTGATGCAAAAGTTTCCGCAGCGGACTCCACCGAAGAGTTACAATCGAAAATCCTTGATAAACTTATGCCGGAAGAGGCACAGGATAAAACACGTTTAAGGATTAAAGATAAAACGGCATGTGTGTGGATACAAGACCGAGCAACGCGGCAGACATATTTATACATCCTTGACCGTTGGGATACGCCAGTCTGGGTATATGAAGATGAGCTGAAACTGTCGAGATTTTTCCAATACTTCATTCTGTCTTACAGTGCAGGCACTGGCAGCATTGTGAAGAAGAGTGAAAGCAGCTACTACATTCCATTTCAAAATGAAATCAATGAGGTTGAACGGATGAAGGCACATGTCCGTGAAACTGCATTTAATACTTATGTCTACAACTCCGATGCAGTAGACCCTGCAGAAGTTACGAAGTTGCTTAAGGAAATCTCAAAGCGCAGTAAAACGCCTCGTGTGATTGGTGTTAAACTTCGTGACCGTGAACTTGAACTTGAGAAGATCATTAAACCGTTTTTAATGCCTGCTGCACAGATCGAACCACTGTTCAATATTGACTCTCAAGTTAAAGCAATCGACAATGCAAGCCGTCTTTCCTCTGCATTTCGCGGCCAAGAGTTTAAAACTAATACAACGAACCAAGCAATTCAACAGTATCAAAGTCAAACGAACTCTCGCCTTGAACCTATGACTGATGCCGTTGAAGATGTTGCTGCACAAATCTTTTGGGCTGTGAGTGAAGTCATTGTTTCGCAATATCCGCCAGAAGAAATCTCTAACCTCGTCGGCATCACTGCTGCGAAGTCATTTAAAAACATGCCTGTTGATTTATACAATCAAACGATTTCAATGACTGTTGAAGCAGGTAGTTCTGAGAAGGAAAATTCTAACAACAAGAAACAAGAAGCAACTCAAGTCATTCAAATGCTTGGGCAATTCGGTAAAGCCGCACCACAATCAATTTTAACACTAATCTTTAAAATGGTGCGCAACGTATTCTCTCGTAAACTTATCAGTGACGCAGACATTGCCTCATTACAACAAGAAACTTCTACAAATCTTCAACAACAACCCCAAACACCGCCACAAGGAGCGCCTTTAAATGGCCAATGAATACGACGACGACAGCGCAGACTTCATGAGTGAAGTTTCTTCTGTGATGAACAAAGCGGAGACGAGTAATTCTCCGATCGACGCAATGTTGACGAATGACGATGACGACGATATTCAAACGAATACGACAACACCTGATCAACAGAAACTTCTCGACTTAGTTGACACACCTGAGGAAAAGCGTGAACGGAAAACTTTGTCCGTAAAGAAACCCGCGCAGTCCGACGCTTCTTCAAGCACCGAGGAAGAAGAAGAATCGACTGAGCAACAAACGGACGACAAGAATAAAACTAAGTTTAATGTTCCATACATTGACCGTTTCCTCAAACAAGACAAGCAAGGCAATCTTGTCCTCTCCGATGGCACCATTGTTGCGACTAAGGGCAAGGTGCGTGATCACTATGAAGGATTGAAACGAGAAGGCCGTCACTTCCGAGAAGCCGCGGATAAACTTGCGTTGTCTAATGCAGAACTTGCCAAGAACCTGCAACAATTAAACACACTTTATAAAGCTGAAAAGGCGAATAGCGGATACGATCGCATTATTAAAGAGACGAGCATGACACGCTCGGAGCTTGATGATGGCATTCGTATTATGAAGCTTTATAAGCAAGATCCTGTAAATGCAATTAAATCTCTCTTGACACAGGCACGAATTAATGGTATAGATTTATCTAGCATTGGAGTAAACGGCGGAATTGATCCAGCCACCCTTGCACAAGCAATTGCGCGTGCTAAGGATTATTCAGAGCCAACACAAGAGGTTGACCCTGATGAACAACTCCGGCAAGAAATCACACAAGAAGTTGACGACTTTTTCGCTCGTAATGAAGAGGCATTGCCCTTCATCGACACGATTGCGGAAGCGAAACAGAAATATCCTGATGCTAGTTTAGACCAAATCTGGTATCAGTTTAAAATCTGGCAACGGCAGCAAGCGGCAGCACAATCGGAGAAAGACTTCAATACTGCTCCGCCGCGTCAGCCGGTTCCTCCGCAACAGCGTCAGCAACAGCCCGTTAAAAGGGTTTTAAACAACAATGGTAACTTTGGTGCAATGTCGATTGACGAAATCGCAAGTGCGCTTAAAAAGGATTTAACAAATGGCTAAGCCGAATGACATTATCGAAGCAATGGCTACGCGCAGCATGAAGCGTATGCGTATTGCCTTCGTCTTTGCTGGTGGTGCGCAGAGCTACATGACTGCGAAGGGTCGGATCAAACTTGAAGATGGTGGTCCCACCATTACTAACCCGCTGCTCGTTGGTGGCAACCCGAACGTTGGGCCTGCTACCTACTACGACAACGTTCCCGTTGCGCGGTCGAGTGAACTCGATACTGTGTCCTACGATATGACTCGTTCTGTCGGCACGCTCGTAATCTCCGACCAAGAAGTTGACGAAAACCAAGGTGACGCGAAGATCGTTGACATTGCTGCTGCTAAACTTAAGGCTCTGGAAATTGCCATTAAGAAATACCAGCGCAAGAACATGGTGAATACGAACGCGGGCAAGTATCCCCAAGGGTTTGGTAACTTGCTTCCTCTCGTTAACACTGCCGGTTCCATCGGTAACATCAACCTTGCAGTTGAACCGCTGTGGCGTCATAACGTCTATCAATTCGCTGGCACTGTTACGTCTGCGAACATTGAAGATGTGTTCGATGACATTCTTCTCGACATGAATACGGACGATGGCAAGATTACTGTGATCTTCGCCGGTCGTAAAATCTTCTCCATGCATCGTGCTGCTGCCCGTGCAAAGGATCAAAACCGTTACCTTGGCAAGGAAGGTTTCTCCACCTCACTCGCTAATTTAGGTTTAACGGGCACGACTCACCAAGGCATTGACATTATCTATGACGAAGAACTTGATCCCGACATGGCTTATTTCATCAATGAAAATGAAATGATGGTCCATATTCTTAAATCTGCGAACATGAAGTTGAAAGACCTTACTGCACCCTACGACCAAGACGTCACGGGTAAACGGTATATTATCGAAAATCAACTCTGCTCGTGGAAACAGAACCGGACTCATGCCGTGTTCATCAACCGTTAAGGATTAAAACAATGTCTATGCGTAGTGACCCTGGCATTGCCGTTCTCGCATTCGTTACTCGGGAACTCATTGGCAAAGTCAGTTCGACGAAAGTAAAATACAACGAAGCCACTCGTGAAAACGAAATCATTGCAGACGAAGTTAAAGACCCTGTAATGATTTTCCTTCCTTCGCGGGCAACGATTGTCTTGCCTGCGAAAGAAGCCGAGCGGCTTGGGTATTTGAATATGCCAGCGATCTTAAACTTTGAAGCAGTGAAAGATGCTGACTCTATCGCTGGCAAGTTTAAATTCGCAATTAATGACGCAGAACGTCGTAAGTATTGGAAAATGATGGAAGATAGTGTCATTGCAAATTGCACTGCAAGGTCTGGTTATACCGTTGATCCATCAGTGACTGTTGCAAAACGCAGTCTCCACCTTGGTGAAAAGGAAGTAGTCGAATGAAACTGAGCGTTCCTATGGTCTTTGATAAGGACCACATTTATGTGGATGGTCTGACTGGCCATTCTCAACTTGATGAAACGATGGAAGGGCTGATTGATTACGGTAGCCCTGTCGCAGCGAATACTACTGCGGTTCTCGCTGCGACGGCGATTGTTCCGGGCGGCACGATTAAAGTCAACAAGAAGGTTGATGATTATTACGGTCGGACGATCCAAGTCACTAGCACTGGTGCTGGTGTTCTCGTCGTCAATGGGCGGGATTACCTTAACCAAGCTATGACGCAGACGGTTACGGCAACTGTTGGCACGGTGCAGACTTTAAAAGCATTTAAATTCATCGACACTGTTGTTTCGACTTCCGTTACTGGTAACGTGTCCCTTGGCGCTGGTGCTAAATTCGGTATGCCGTTTGTCGTGTCTGAAATTCTTAAAGAATACGATGACGGTGCATCCGTAACTGTTCCGACGCTGACGGCACTTGACACTGCTACTCCGTCCGGCACAACTGGTGATACTCGTGGCACGGTGACGCCTACTGCTGCGCTTAATGGCATCATCAACGTGCAGATGAAAGTGCGCTTTAACCAAGACGCGACGAATGGCCTTTATGGCCGGCCCCAAGCGTAAGGAGAAAACAAGGTCATGTTTAAAACTATCGCAGAGTTAATCGACGACGTGCTAGTCGAACTTGGCCTTGTTAATGGCTCTGCGGTTCAGGTTTATACTGAACCGCAGATACGTAAAGGCATTGAGACTGCGTATTCCGTATTGTTTTCAAAACGCTTCTGGAAACATTTAACTACGACGACGGTGCATCAACTCGATGGCATCGTCGGTGTTGTTACAGATGCGAACATCGGCATTGCTGATTTTAAAGACATTCAATGGATTAAATACGAACCATTCTTTGACTCCTGTGTGATCAAGAACCTTGCAGGTGAGCCTTACGACGGTCGTTATGATTACTGTTACGACAGTATCCCATGGAATAATCCGATTGCAGCAACGAAATTAATTCAGTTTTATCCGAAGGATCTCGGCCTTAAAGTTGCAATTCGTGCAAGATATAGGACGAAGTTTACACAGGACACGGATATTGTTCCTCTCGACTTTGTGATGCTTAAACACTTTGTCGCATCGAACATTCTTGCGAATGATGGAACAAATCCAAGTGCAGAGCAACGGCAGAATATCCTATTCCAGCAACGCTTTACTGACCTCGCGTCTGACGATGCGAATGACATTCTATATCTATCCCGGCACAGGCCGAACACATTTACGGTGGCGCCATGAATTTACCATATCCCGCACTTGCAAAGGCACGGCCTAAGTCTGCGAATATAACTGATGCAACACTTCGTGACTTCTCCGGTGGCCTTCGCATCGTCGATGACGACATTGCACTGCAAAGTAAATTCTCAACTATTCTTGATAACATCCTCGTCAACAATGACGTGAGTCAGATACTTCGTTTCGGCACGAAAGAAGTTGCAACGACAGCAGGAACAATTATCGGGCAATATTACTTTGCTGGTGCGCTAATAGCTGTATTGTCATCCGGTGTAATTCAGAAGATTACACTTGCCGGCGTAGTCACAACCATTTGGAGTGGTTGGACTGCTGGCGCTACACATGTAGATTACACGGAAAAGGGCGGATACCTGATCGTCACAAACGGTCAGGATAAACCTGTTTTAATCGACCAAACACACAGTGCAGGATTTTTAAAGGACATTGGCACTGGAAGTAATATTAATACTCCGATCTGTAAACACTTCACCACCGCTGGTAACTACGTCGTCGGAGCATTCTCAGGAGTAAATCCTGAAATTATTATTTCTGCGAATGGAACCTCTGGAACGTGGCCCGGTGATCCTGCCCCGAATGATGCAACGAGATTTAATCTCGGTGGTTTCGTCTCCGCAAGTAACGGACAAATTACGGGACTGTCTGCGTTTAAGAATAAACTCATTGTATTCTTCTACAACGCAATCGTCATTGTTCAACTTGGCACGTATAATGCCAGCGGCCAACATGTGCCTACCGTTGTAGATACAATCTTCTCCGTCGGCGGTTTATCGCATAAAGCCGTTACAGTGAATGAGCAAGAAATATTCTTCGTTGCTTCCAGCGGTGTGTATTCTGTAAATAAGAATACATTTGGTGAGACGTTCCGTAGTGTGGAAAGGTCCACGGCTATTCGGAAAATGTTTATTAAAAACTTACCCGCTGCGTTTACGCTTGAAAATGTAGTCATTTTCTCCGTAGAGGATCGAACGAATAATAGGATATTTTACTTCGTCAAACGCACTGATGGAAGTAAATTCATGTTATCTCTAACCTATTCTCAAGGAAGTAACGATGATGCGAATTGGTCTACACTAAGTGGATGGGACTTCGACGGAGCATGTTCAACTGAACAGAAACGAGTGTTCTTCTACAAAGGAAATAAGATTTACCAATATGGTAATGATATATTTCCGGGCGAGAATTACTATGCGGATTATATTACCGCAGCAAATCCTCAGGGCGTAGACATTCCGTTCACTTGGGAAACGCCGTGGCTTGATGCGAATACGCGAGTGAAGAAGAAGAAATTACTTTCCATCAGTGGAGACACTGGCGGAACTGCTTCGTTTGACCTATCCATCTTCGTAGACAAATTCTATCGTGACGTTAATAACGTTTTAACGCCAGCCCTTTCAATGAGTCTCCGTGCAGGCGATGCTACAGGATACGGTTTCCCTTCCGTCGGATATGGTGGTGGCCGTAAACTGGCAGATGAAAGGTTTATCAATTTCCCTGTAGAGTTTAAATTGATTAAACTACATATAACCGGCGCGACAAAAGAACCTCTGCGATTTAATTCACTTTCCCTCATTTACCAAATTCGAGGATACAGGCGATGAAAACACCCAACCTCGCATTGAATACTCCTGACTTCGATGTATCTCCGTGGCATGACTTAGTTAATAATAACTTCTTAATGCTTGATGCAATCATTCACACGATGTTCGGCATTACGAATGTGAAAGGTGTGTATGCAAATTCTACAGCAGTCAGTGCTGGCGAACGTTACGTTGATGCAGTTACAACGGAGATTTATGAAGTCGTTGTTGATTATGTAACGGCACCTGCACCTATGACGTTCAGTGGAGAGCGTGCAGCAAACCCTACGAAGTGGTTACTTGTCGATGCAAACGCAGCATTAAATGGCCTTGCGCAGATGCTGACTATTCGTAATGATGTATTCACAGCATCAGATGAAGTAAACACTAATCGTGCAGCAGTCGAAGCAATTATTGCACAACTTCATATGCCAGCAGTTGCAACTATTGGTGGCAGTCCCATCACAATCACGGATTGGGACAATGCAAAGAATTTTCCGAATACCGTAATCTATGCAGGTGCTGCTGCATCGTTGTTATCTTCTGGCTTTGAATATGGCGTTGTTGGTTCTCCGGGCCGTGCAGGTCTAGGATTTTATTATTCCATTGATGCAAATAATGGGTATATCATCATCGTCGCAATGGCTAGTGGAAACCGTTGGTATCGGCGATATGAAGGTGGCACTTGGCAAGCATGGTCTAAAAACCCGAACATGAATGAAATCGTTCGTCGGGACTTTGTGCTTACTGGCAACGCAGAAGCTGCTGTAGATACTGCGACGACACAGGGCGGTGATCTTTATAAGATTGCAGCAGGTGCAAGTAATCTTCCATCTTGGGCAAGCATTGGTGATGTGATGCTTGCGACGAATACGGGAGCGAGTGATGGTGCATTACTTGTTCTCGGGCGCAATGGACGAGTTGCGTCTAAAGGAAAGGCAGCTGGTGTTTGGTCGAATTGGTTCGATCATTCATTGTTGAATGAAACTGTTCGTAAAGGATTAACACACGGCGGCGATATTAATTCACTTTTAACAGCAGGCACTGCTGGTTATACTGATGTGTATACTCTAACCGCTGGCTTTACGAATGGGCCAGTCGGTGCAGCAGTTGGTGATAAGATTATCAATGCGTGTATTGATGCTACGAATGGCGCACAAATTGCACTGTTAAAGAATGGGAAGATGTATTCCCGTGGTCTTAATGCAGGTGTATTCTCCGTTTGGACAGGGCCAACCACACCTGCTGTATTCGAGAGTGCGCAGTTAACATATGCGAATGATACTACTGCATCTATTGCGCATGGTCTTGGAGCAATTCCTAAATACGTTGATATTTTCGCTGTGTGCTTAACTGCACAAGGCGGACTTGCTGTCGGCGATGTTCTACGTGTAACGAATAAATTAGATGTTTGGATGACTTCAACACTAGTCTATTACCAAACTGGTGTGAGTATTGGCAAACTACAATCGGGCGGAACGGCCACAGCACTAACACCTGCAAACTTTCGTCTCATTGTCCGTGCAGGACTTTAAAAGGATTTAATCATGGCTACTGCTTCTATTGTAACACTCAATCCGACGTTCTGGACTCAACTCGCTGTTGGTCCTGCCGCAGTGACAATCAATCCGACTGACACAGTGAATTATATTATTCACAATGCAGCAACGCAGCCAACGGTGACGACTGGCTTAATCGCTATGCGAGCGAAAGATAAGTCTATGTCACTAGTATCTGGTGATTACTTATTCGCTAAGGGAATTGGCTCCATTATCGTCGATGTGACGTAAGGAGAATAAAATGCTTTTAAACGCAGGACACAATCTTGCTAATCTAGGTATTCTTTCACTCGGGCACAACATTTCCGGTGTGTCTATTCCCCGTATCATTGTAAATACGCCACCGTCAATTAATGCAACACCTCTCGTTGTCGATGCAACACTTGCCGCTGGCAAAGTTCCGGGTTCATATTCTTGGGTTGGTGGTGCCGTAACAGAAGTTTGGACGTGGTATGTTGATGGTAATGTTAAAACTGACTCATATGTCATCGTCCCCGGTGATGTAGAAATCTATGCAGTCGTAACATTTATCGCTACAGGATATAGTGGAACGGATGCAATTACAATTGATCCAGTTACAGTAACGAATACGTTACCTGTCGCACTTGGTGGTGCAATTAAGTTTACCGTCCCCGCCTCTGGCCCTGCTCCTGCATTGTTTAATACCGTTGCAGGACAACTTACACGGTTCAAAGACCTTGCTAACTGGCCGACGACCGGCGGGCTGATCACCATCGCCGTGGACCTGACGGTCGCTGCGCTCGGCACTACCCAATACCTCTACGAAATGGACAACGGCCACATCAGCCTGCAAGTGGTGGCCGACGGTCGCCTTTTCCTCTCGATCAAGGATGGCGCCAACACCGCCGTCATCACCTCCGTTGTCATCGGCACCATCGCGGCGAACACCCGATATGACATCATCGTGGCCGTGGACCTGGCCGCGCTGACCGCTTGGACGACGATCAACGGGGTGACGACGACGCGCACCCTCGGCGCCAACAGCGGCAACCTGTCCAGCGCGGGCCGGAAGCTCTGCCTGTTGGCGCGCGCGGGCGGGACGACGAACAACGTCGTCGGGGCGATCTACAAACTCGAGGTCTGGAACGACTGCGTGACCGGCGGCGGCCGCCCGGCGAGCGACACGCTCCTGCGTGCGAATGGGCGCATTGTTCCACCTGCTGCGGCCGCGAACGCACATCCGTGGAAACTTGGTGGAGACGTGACATGATTTGGAGATTTAAAAGTAATAAGGCTAAAGTCGCTGCTGGTATGCGGATTATTAAATATGATTTAGACGGAACGATTTCGCTCTGGACAGGGGAGCGGTGGTCTGAAACGGAGATTGTGAATGACGCTGTGACTCCGCCGCCACCAGAGAATAACCTTCCCGTCGCAAAAGGCGGACATATCTCATTTATTGTGGACCCTAAGAAATGACAAGATACGCAGGCGATCAAAATCTTCTTTCAAAATCTACGGATAAAGACCTTGATAGTTTGACCATCAGTCATCTTGGTCTAACGAATACTCCACCCCTAATCAATTGGGGAGCGACACCTCATGCAGATTTTACAATTGCAACGACAGGCACTATTGAAATTTCTCAAGATGGGTCTAACATTTACGATGATCATGGCTCTGTAGCAAATCACCCGTATGCGGGATATTCTTCGTCTCCTGCTGTGCGTGTATACTTCCGAGTATTCGATGGCAAAGGATATTCTCCCGTCGATTATTGGGACTTCACGCTTGAAGCGTTAGCCGCTGGCGACGTTATTGCACCATCGTTTGTGTCGATGACTCCAGTAGCAGGTTCTACTAACGTCGATGAAACTACTGCACCAATCCTTCATTTCAGCGAAGCATTGCAACAAGGCGTTGCGGGCAAGACTTTAAACCTGATTAATGATGCAACGTCTGCCGTCATTGAAACATTCACGCTTCCGGGCGCGATGGGTTCTGGGCCGGGTAAGGTTCAGATCACTGGTGCTGACGTTACCATTCAACCGACTACTTCACTGCCCAAAGGCGTAAAAGTTAATGTGAATATGGATGCTGGATTTGTTAAAGACTTATCCGGCAATGATTGTGCTGCAATGACAGGGAATGCAGTTTCCTTTACAACTGTTCCTGTTGTCGCATCACTTGCATATCCAGATGATCCTGACAATTGGCGAGGCCGGTCATCTAACATCAGCTTTGATCCCACTGGTGCAATCATTGTCGATGCAGCAGGCAGTGGATCGTATACGACTATTACGGCAGCAATGGCAGCAGCAGTTGCCGGTAATACGATTGCAGTTAAACAAGGTGTTTATGAAGAAGCCTTTACAATGAAGGCTGGTGTAACGCTGCAAGGATGGAATACGGACAAACCGATTATCTCTGCACAACAAGCTGTAACTGGTTTTACGCAATGTTCTGCTGCGGATGCATCTGTTCTTGGAACAACGCTTGGTGTTGCAAATTCTCCGATCTGGAAAAAGACAGGCATTTTAAAATCAATTTTATCAATCACCGATCTTCTCGGTCTTGCGCCTATGGAGAATTGGGTTCCGCTGTTCAATGCACAAGATGCGGCTGATGCAAATAATCCAGATTTTCAGGAAGATGAAAGTAGGTTCTATGACATTGCTGCTGATGGTGGAAGCTATACCATGAGCGGTATCTATATTGTCGGTGTAACTGACAATACGGTCATCAAAGCAAGTAAGTATACAAACGCACAACTTCTCGCCGCTAAAGTTCGTTACTTTGGTAAACCAAACGAAATTTATATTTCACAGATTACTAGTGCAGACGTAAGCACTGGAACAATTGGCTTTGCCAATACAAGCAAAGAAGTTGATGGCTCTGGTCGTAAACGTTTTGCACTCCAAAACATTGCTCCAGCAATGGTCACTGGAACATACTTCTATGTAGACAATGGCACGACGTTTGATCTTTACGTTTATCCCTACAATGCTGTGAACATAAACAAGATTACTGTTGCAGCGAGGAAAACGATTATCACAATTCCGAATAGTGGTTCTGATATTACAATCCGTGGCTTCCAATTTATGAACCCATCAGGGACTGCATTGTCAGAAGGTGCTGCAATTACGAAGGTAAGTAACGGAACGAAGTTTAGCAATCTCGCAATTGAACACAATCTTTTCGTTGGTAGCACAAATACTGCACAACTTCATTACGGTGCAATTAAACTCATTGCCTGTGATAATGTGCTTGTGCAACATAATAGCTTTAAGTGGTGTGGTGCTCACGGGTTCTATCCTGACGGTTCTACGAAAGACGATGACGTTTCAACCATTCGTCGCAATGTGTTCTATCGCTGCGGTTCTGCTGGAGCGAAGGCATACCGCCAGTGGAAATATGCGTATATGCATAACTATGCTATTTGGTGTGGTTATCGTGCGCATGGTAATTTAGGTAACGTCTACTCCGGTGGTGTTGACGCTGTTTGGTGGGGTAACGAGTTTCTTCGATGTAATGGTTATCTTACATCGCAGAATATGTCAAATGCAAGTTATTGTTTCAATGTTATTCCTTGCGAAGACAAATATTATGCTAATCCGTCACTGCGTTCTAACCGCAAAATTGATAACCAAGGTGTGTCTGGCTTCTGCTATGTATTAAACAATTCAGCATATACAGTATTTACTGGTCTTGCAAATTTTGGCCATATGGCAATTTATGCTGGAGATCCGGGTTTAACGATTTATATTGCGAACAATGTTGCTCATGGTATTTCAGCACCTGGCGATACACAAGGAACAGTTGCACTATGTAAGAATAATCTCGTTACACATGATGGGCCTTCTGGCAACATTCTAGGACAACCGACTGTTGCAGGTAATCTTGATCCATCAGATTTTACTGGTGGTCCAGGACTATTTGATACAACGAACGTGTTTAATACGAATTTAGCTGCAATTTATATGGACTATGCTGCAAGAGATTGGCGGCCAGCGAATGCTTCGTCACCGATTAAAACAATGTCAGCATATGATATTCAAAGTATCGTAAACTCGTATTTCATTCCCACGTTCACTGGTGCTACTGCGTATAATGTTCCTGTTGGTGACTTCGGACTTGACGTAAAAGGGAAAGCGATTAATTGGGCAGCATTGAAAATCGGTGCTGATCAAAGTGTGTAACAGTTTAGAAAGATACAAACGACGTTAAATTAAACTGTGTTTAAGGCGCGAACATGCAAGAAGAAGGTAAAGGCTGGCACGTTGGGAGAGAAATTCCACTTGCACTAGTTGTAACGGTATTGCTTCAAACGTTTGCCGCGGTTTGGTGGGCTTCGAGTATATCGAAGATTGTTGACCAACAACAAAACATGATCATGCGTCAACAGCACGATATTGACGGATTGATAGTCGGCGCGAAGGAAAGAAGTATCCTAATCGCTCGCGCCGAGGAACAGTTGAAAGCATTAAATCTTGTGCTTTCAACCATGGATAATCGACAGACACGGATAGAAGATAAGATTAATACCATTTTAGAAAAGGTGAAACTACAATGAGTGATATTATCGACTATGTGAAATCGTTGGAAGGAACACTCGAATGGAAGAAAGGATCAAATCCGAAGATTGTTCAAATGTTCAAAGATGCTGGCCATCCCGAAGTGGTAAATGACGATACTGCTTGGTGTGCTGCATTTGTTGGGCATGTATTAAAGCACTGTGGATATACGAACTCGGGAAGTTTACTCGCAAGATCGTATCTTAACTACGGGACTCCTGTAAGTGTTGCTGATATGCAACCCGGCGATGTAATCATCTGGAGCAGAGGGAACAGTTCTTGGCAAGGACATGTCGAATTTGTCCTTGCAAAGCAGGGAATGTTTGTAAAGGTAATCGGCGGCAATGTTCAAGATCAAGTAAAGGTATACAATCGAAAGATTGATAATTCTTTACTCGGCATCCGTCGGCCAGTTAAATCTAGTTTAAAGCCGGCTGTAAGTCCCGAGAAGGAAGCAGTGAAGCCATTGATTGGAACGAGCAAATCTGCTATTGCTGGTATTATAGCAGCCATCGGTGCAGCAATTGCGTATTATCTTGGAGTATTCAAATGACCGATATTGTTGCACAATTCGTTCGTATTGTTCTTCGATACCTTGCAGGTTATTTAATTCTCAAAGGATATGACAATGAAGTCGTAGGGAATTTGTTTCAAAATGAAGCAACAGTTGAATTAATCACTGGACTTCTCATTGCTGGTCTTACAGAAATTGCGTGGATCAAATCCAAAGTCATTGGAGTTTTAAAATGACTTTAATGCTTGCGCTTAAAACAATCGGACCTGCGCTACTTGGCCTTGGTGCCGTGATCCTCGTATGGCTACAAGCAATAAAGACGGACAGACTTCGCCAACAACGGGACGAAGAACGGAGAAAATTAAACACGATTAAGGAGATTGATAAAATTGAAACGGATGTTAAAACTCGCAGTGACTCCGATCTTGTCGATCGCATTTCTAAGTAATTGTGTTCCTACCTCTGGAGATTTCTGTGAAGTCTATAAAGACGAAATTAAATTCACCCGTTCGACGGCTGTTATTGTTGTCCAAACGGATAAAGAAGAAGCACAGAAAATCGACACCCGGAATACTTACTGGCAAAGGCACTGTAAGCCATGACAAAGATAGAGTTGACGAATGGAGCGGTATTGACTATGCGTCGATATTGCGACTCAGATATTAAAACAATGCTTGATCGCATTGAAGAATTTCTCACCCACGATAGGTTCATGGGATTTGAAAACCATTTTAAAGGCGTGTCCTTTGACCGTGAAAAGATGGAGAACAAACTCCGTGACAATCTAGACAATCGACGGTTCTTCGCAAATTTAATATTCAACGAGGAAGGAACACTTGTTGCTGGGCTTTGCGGAGAGATTTGTGAATACATCTTCTCAAGTGATACACTTGCAGCGGATTACATTTTCTATTTCTCACCTGAGTTCACAAATCTCACTGCACTGTTTGCCATTATTCGTTCATATGTCGATTGGGCAGAAGAGCACAAGGTGCGAGAAGTTCAACTGAGTTCGTCAACTTGGTTTAAGCAAACGAAGTTTGAAAAGTTAATGCGTTATATTGATTTTAAACCGTTCATGGCTGGATACTCAAGGAGGTTTCGATAATGTGCGGTGGTGGTGGAAAAGTTCAGGACAATAGTGATAAGGTGGCTGCAATTCAAGCAGATGCGGCAGAAAAGGCACGTATTGCCGAAGAAGCAAAGCAGAAGCAGAAAGAGTCACAGTTTAATACTAGTTTAAGCAATGCATATGCGACGGCACTTGATGATGCAAAGCGTTATTTCGCAGATCAAGGGCTTGATCCAGAGCAGTATCTTTCTGACATTACGAGTTCCGTAAATGCGAAGAAGGCACTTGTTCCATTTCTCGATAGTGCTCCGGGCACTTATTTCTCCGGTGCAGGCGCACAAGCGTATAACGACAAGCAAACTGGTATGCAGAATAAGTTCTTGCGTGAACTTGACAGCTTCGCCGGTAATGGTTTCGACAAAACTATGATCGGTGATACTGCTGATGATGCAAGTCTTGCGGCAATTCTAGAAGATGCATTCGGCACTGCGAATAGTCAACTTGACATTCAACGGAAACGTGGTGTCTTGACAGACGCTGGAATGGGCGAAGCATTGAAGGAATTGACGAGGCAAAAATCCGGCGCGAAGAACAACCTCGACGTTGTTGGTCAAGCGGTGCTTGAAAAAGGACGTGGAACCATTCGTAATACTGCGGCGGATGCAAGGACTGCTGCAAGTAGTGCTCGCCTTGGGTCAAATTTTAACCCATTCGATACGCAGAAAACGTTGTCGAATAACACTGCTGATTTCTTCGCATCCCTTGGCGATCAACTTCGTGGTGCGGCACCGACTGATCTATTCGATGTAAGCAAAGCATTTACTAAAGGTGGTGTTGCACAAGGTGCAGGGAATTACGGCTACGATCCCGAAGCATCCAGTGGATTATTCTCACTGTTCGACGATCAAGCGAAGAAGAAACAGACGCAACCTGTTTCGCCGTTCTAATGGAGTGAAACAATGGTTATTCCAGTTCAATCACTTATTGCGGGGATGGGATTATTCTCCGAAGTATTTGCGAGGAAACGACAACAAGCACTAGAACAGGCAGCATTAAATGAGACCCGTCGTAGTAACATGGCGCAAGAGCAGCTTGCTAAAGCTGGCTCGATTGATGCGAACGGTAATCGTGTTCGTTATATTGATGGCATTGGATTTGTATCTGAGCCTTCAGCGGTAACGAAGAATATTCTCGACGCGGGGAATAGGGAGCAACTCGCAAATCTTCGTGAGGATCAACCACGAGAACGTGCCGCAGCAGTTCGTCGGGATAACCGCAGTCAAAGCGCAGATAAAGAATATCAAGATGCGTTTAAACGTTATCAGTATGGGAACAAACGCACCGAAGGTCAGGATGTAAGTGATGAAGTTCTCGCAACGGTGGCAGATCGTGAAGCTGCGGGTAGCGATCCGAATTCTTATATTGCGGCTGTCCGCACAGGCAATCCTTCGTCGATGCGTGGATTGTTGGATAAGACTGGTGCGAGGACTTCGTTAACTTCTGCACTTATCCGGGCACAGCAACAAGGACGTGGTAGGTTCCTCTCTGAACAAGGTGCAAAGAATAATAATGATTTTAACGAATTGCAGCAGTTGAGGAATATTGCTGACGGCACCGGAGATACGTCTCCGATGATGAGTAATGCGAATGAAGAATTATTCAATCGTCAGGAAAGTTCTAAAAACAATTTAATCAATGTCATGGCAAACAATGGGTCGAGAACATCGAACATGTTGAACAACATGACGAAAAGCGCACAGCCTTTAGACCTTCGCACGATTATGCAAGCGTATAAATATGACGATGAAAAGGCCAATCCAGACCCGAGGGACGAATTGCTGAAAGAACTCATGTTCCAACAGAAAATGAGTAATGCAAATTATTCATTGTTAAACGATAAATACAAGACTGCGAAGATTTACAAACAAGGTCAAGGGATGCTTTAAAATGGCAAGGATTAAACTTCGTTCCCAAACTGAAGGCGAAACTGGAGAAGTTAACTCCGGTGCAAAGAAGAAAACTAAGGCGGAGTATCAGGCAGAGTTTGAAGCAAAACTCAATGCAATGCCTGATGAAGAAATTGGTGAACCATCTGATGAAAGGTATCAATCTGGCTTTGAAGAAGCACAGGAAGGTGTGCGAGAAGCAGAACGCTTCGGCCTTGTAAAGCATATGTCTAGGTCCCGTCTTGCAGCATTGAAGAAGAATTTACTTCGTCAATACCAAGCCGGTCGTTATGGCCAAGACACACCAGAGAACTTCAATGCTAAGGTTGAAGAAGCAAATATGGGTGGTGCAAGTTTCCTTGCTGAAAAGACTCCAGAGAATACTGCAAAGAAGAAATCAATCTCGTTTAAACCGACTGACATTAAGCCGATCAATCCGAAGATTGATGCACTAAAACGCCAGATGGCATTACAAGGGAAGAAATGAAATGGGACCGGACCAGTATTATCAACAAGTCGGTAAACAAGCCGTAAATGACTTAAACAATAAAGACAGCAATGATGAACTCTATAACCAAGTGTTTGCTGAGGTGACAAATACTATTGATGAAGGAATTATGAAAGGTGAAATTGACAAGAATGACGAAGCGACTATTGCAGATCAAATGTCTCAAATGATGTTTGAAGCATTTCAAAAGGGCGAACTTGGCAATATGTCACAAGATGAATTTATGAAACGATTGACAAGTAATCCTGACGGATTGCCTATGCATGATGCTAGCACTGATCTTCCGCAAGAAGATATTACGGAATAATTAAACAAGGTTTAAAGTCATGACCGAAGCAGAGTTACTTGATAGCATCAATCGTGCAGTTTCTCTTGGACAAATGACTCAAGACGAGGCACAGGCAAAGTGGCTCGCTTGGTTAATGAATAATAAATCTGATGGTAGCGAAGTCCCGTATTTTCTTAAGTCACCGGGAATGGATGTAACAGGATCACAGTTTGATTTATCAAAACCTTTCGATCCGAATGCTCCAGCAATAAACCCTATTGACGTAGCTACTGCGCCTCAACAACAATTGCAGCTTCTGGACACACCGGAAGCTGCAACTGAACTTGAGAACCGTAAAAATTTGTCCAATATGACATTTCTAGAACAACTCCAAGACCCTGAGTCTATGGGGCGTTTTGGCTCGGCCATTCTCAAAGGTCCGGGGCAAATGTATAATGGCATTGTAAATGGTATTCCTTTGATCGCTGGTAAAGTGATCGGCAATGAGGAAATGGTTAAACGTAATTCAGAAGATTTTGCTGATGTAAATGATCAAATCAATAAGAACTTCGGCACTGGTGATGCGTTGACGCCACTTGAAAGTCTCGGAGAAAATATCCTTCCTTCCATCGTTCCGGGCGGTCTTGGCGTTAAAGCTTCAATGCTTGGACTTAACTACACTGTTGATCAAACGGTGAGAGAACTTACCGACGATAAGAACTCAGAATACAAAACTACGTTTGACCGTCTTAACCTTTCCGGTGCAGACGAGGCTCCGAGTATTACCGAAGGTGAGGCCATTGCTGGCGGCATTAGTGCTGGTATTCTCGGTGCTGTGTTAATCAATCCTCGTGCAGCAAGCTTGTTAAAGACTTCAAATTTGACTGGTAAGGCATTTGCAGCAGCAAACACTCCGCCTAAAATACGTTTAATGACGGATTTTGATCGCCTTGCTCCTTCCGGTTTGTCTACAGTGGAGAAATCTTCTGATGCATTAACGATGCAATTCGTTGATGATCAAAAGGCATTGAGTAATATTTTAAACCGTGCTGGTATTCCTAATCCAGAACAGACAGAAAAGTTAATCACGCTTAACTCTGGTGCAGCAGCAAGAACACGCATCACAGGCGCTATGGTGTCTGGCAAACTCGATGCGAATGGCGTGCAATATAATTCAAGTATCCCTGTCCAACGTATTGTTGACGGGGCGAATGCGCTTGATCCGCAGGCTCGTGCAGCAATTAATCGGTATATTAACTTGCACGATATGGTTGACGATGCCCGCATCAAACTAGCACAAGGTGCTGGTAATGTAGCAAATCACGCAACAAATATTGCATCGAAACTTGCAGAAGCATCGCGGATTTTGCAACAATACCCTCAGGCAGCATTTTTCAAAAACGCCTACGTCACTGCAACGTCTGCACTATTAGATATGATGGATGGGAAAGCGATTAGCAATGCCGAAGCTATGTGGCTTCGGGCAAACCGGCCGAATTATGTTCCTATTGATATTTCACCAGTAAATAAAGCTGACCCATTCTTCATGCGGCTACGTCAAGCGCAAAAAGCAGGTGATGGTAATCCCGAAGATTGGTTCTTGATGAAGCGGGAGAGCGAAGGAAATTACGACATAAATATGCGTAATGACTCATTCGTTGTATTACAAAACTACACGGAGAATGTTTTAAACTATATGATGAACAACGAAGTTCGCAAGAATATCGTTGAGTCATTGCAGAATAATCAATACGGAAAGACGTTCGTAGAAGAAATCACTGCTGCAACAAAGAACGTTGAAGCAAACCAACACAGGATCATTGAATTTATCGACAATGGTGTGAAAAAGCAATATCTCACTATGGCAGAAACTGCTGGTATTGCTCGATTTGATCCATATGCAGTAAAGTATCCATGGATTTACTTACCAAAACGTGCATTGGAAAAAACTCTAACAAGTGCGTTAACTGTGTTCACGGGTCCATTTGCAAATAAATCACTAATGCGTGACATGTATTCTGCTGCAATTCTTCCACCAAAGGATATGAAGGGTTTTGCCCATCCGGGTAATGTTCTTTTAGCAATCCCTAAACAATTCTGGACGGTGACGAAGAAACAAATGGCGGATCAAATCCGTGCAGGTGTAGACAGTGCAAATAGTGTTATTCCTGAATGGCTTTGGGATGGACAAAGTAGATTGAATTGGGCAGATAAAGTGTCCAATCAATATGTAAATTCACTGTATCACATGTTAAATGAGGGTGGTGGCTTTGACGCAAGCATGAACAAAGCGCATTATCAATATGCGAAGTCAGCAATTGGAGAATTGAAACGGACTGTAGTAGAAGCTGATTTCTGGCAAAATCCTGCATTCACTAACGTAGTTTCAAAACTTGGTATAAATGGCACGAAGCAAGTTGTATCGTGGATGACAAATTTATATCATGCTTCTATGGATGCAGCACGTTATGCGACTGCTGAGAAGATGGTGAAACAAGGCTTTGCTTATGATGATGCCGCAATTGCATCGAAGAAGATTGCTGGTGATACTTCGAGAACGGGAAGGGTTTACAATAGTCAAGGCATGATTTTACCTGACTCTGTAGATCAAGGAATGTTAAACGTGATGCTTAAAGGCACTGGCACTGGTGCAACGATTTTGCGAGAAGGCGGAACGTTTTACAATCCTACAGTGCAGGGTATGCGTTCGTTTTTAAACAGGTTTAAAGATAACCCTGCTGGAACAATGATGCGTGTTGGTGTCTTTGCACAATTGCCTGCAATGTCAGCACTGTCTTGGAATGAAGTTCTGGGCCCAGAATATAATGATTATGCTTTTAATGGGCGCAGTGCTGACGATGTAGCAAGGACATTGTATATTGGTATTCCGGGACGGCCACCAGAAGAAGGAATTGAATGGTATGTGCAGCAAGAATATATGCTATTTAATTCGCCATACTCATATGCCTTGCATGGCTTAATGCGTGGTGATGACAGTGGGCAAATTAGTGATGGTATGCAAGTGTTATTAAGGGCCATTGCTTCAAACTCAACAGACATGTCAATGTTTCCATCGGCTAAAATTGGCATGAATTACTTTGGCTTTGATAGCTACAGTTCCTTGTCTCAATCTTTTGGAAGTGGCTATGACATTCAAGAAGATGACAAAGGTTTCTTACCACAGAATTTAGAAAACATGGCAAGGAACCTTGGTGGTAACTTTGCAAAGAATGGTTTAGAATTAATGTATATCCTCGGCAATGAGGATGGGCCTGCGGATAAGTTCGATGAATTTTTACAAATGACGTATGAGAATTACATGACTAATACGGCAACTGCAAAAGAACTTAGTGGCAGTAAAATGGCAAATGCGAAATACTCCATTCCGGGGCAGATTGCATATGAGAAGAAAGCGGCAATTATTAAATTTGATGAACAATATAAGAAATTCCTTGATCCAGAATATTTAAATGCTGATGGATTAAACACGATTAATCAGAAAGGAAAGTATTCTCCAATTCCCGGATTGCCGCCAGAAGTCGCAGCAAATAATATTGATGAAAATGGCGATGTAATCCATCCCGATTTACCTCACGTATTGCCTGGTCCCGTCGTCGGAAACAAGCCGACAAATCCATTCTTCCCTGTGTTCGGTGATTTATTAGTTGGTGAAGCGAAGAACAATCAAATTGGTATGTCTGGCTTAGATGATCGGTTATCTGCATATGATAAGATGACGAAACAGTTAAAGAGTTACAATGCTGGAGACCGCACAGCATTGAAAGAATTTCAAGATATGCTAAATAACACGAAGTTAAAAGATCAAACAAGTATTGATTTAAAAGGTATTATTGATGACTTTAAAATTGATTTAACGAAGTATCCAGATCGAGTAAAGCTGATCAACTTAATCGAGAATGAGAAAACATTTATCTATCAGCAAAAGCTAGAACTTTATTCTATTGTAGAGTCGAAGATTGACAAAGCATTAAAAGATAATGGGCTGCTATCTGGAGATAAATCATTCAAAATTGAGAATGACTTAGACCCATATGACAGCAACCCATTAGGGATTGATGAAGAAATGATTAAAGGCGTAATGCCAAAATTAGCTGAGTCGCTCGCCACACCGTGACGGGACGCTTACTGTGAGAGGGCTTCGTGATGAACTTTTGCACGAGGCCCTTTTCACGCCATTCCTCAAGTATCTCCACTATGTCCGTGATCGAAAATATCTTCGTCTTGGTCTGTTGCATCAGGATCGAGTGAGGTATCCCCTGTGACCCGGCCCCGATCAACTTTGTCCGAAGTCTCCGTTGTAGACCCATCCTGTTGTAAATTCTGGTCATTGCGCAGTGCCTTGATATAGTTAATGATTACGTCTTGTGCCCCTTCAATTGATTCAATCCATACTCTACATGTTATACCATAAGTGTGAAATAATGAAGTATTAAAGAAATGTTCTTCTAACGCCTTCCGTGCTTCGTAATATACAGCATCAGGTTCTTCGGCGAAGAATACTCCATCATTTGTGACGTAGCCACTTACAGATTTAACCATTTCACGTCTCTCCGTTGAGGAATGAATAAACTTCATTCATTAATTCTAGTTTAAAGGCACTAGTCCCGTCATTACGAATGAGACTACTAGCAACACGAGGATCGTCAATGTAGTTTCGTATGTCATGTTGGAACGACTTTCCTTTACGAAAGATTTGAATGAGAAGAATATTCTTTGCGCCGAAGTGCTTGATTAGATAAGATAATTCTTCATCACGGCCAACATCGCTGACGATGATAAGGTTGTTGTCGTATTGTTTGATACGATTTACAAGCGATGCAGCAAGCCAAGTTTTACCAAGGACACGAGCAATTTGCTCGAATAGATTTATCTGCACATCACGGTATGAAGTATTGCAATCAGGCGTGTCCTTCGCTGCTTCAAGTTTTGCAAAGTCAATACCGAAGTAAGCCATTACAATGTCTTTAAGCGGTTTGGAAAGTTTGACGTGGAGCGGTTCCTCTGCGGCAAGTTCTTCCATGATTAACTTCGTTGCATAGTCTTTGCCGCTACCGGGCGGTCCATTAAGTAGAATTAAAGTGGTCATGTTAAAACTTTTTACCCCCATCCTTCATTCGGTTTTCGATTTTGTGATCTTCACGCATTGCATTATATCTAAGCTTCTCAAAGATTGCTTCTCCAATTGGAAGATCAAATCCAATAGCGTAGTCGAGAATGCGAATAATGCAGTCTGCAAGTTCTACGGCTTCGTTCTTTAGGCATGGAATGTGTTCATCATATTTATCTTTACGAACACCTTCAAGTGCTTCAGACAATTCGGAATGCATGAGTGCAATTGCTTCACCCTTGTTTCGTATTGGTTTTCCTTCATCATCAAATTGCCACCATTGCTGATTTAATTTATGAATAATAACAGCGAGTAAGTCAATTTTATCTGTTGCTTCACGAATGTCAAAATTATTTATACGAAAGTAGGTTTCAGGATTTGTCATTTATCTTCTCCATCAAGAAGATAAAACCGTTCACGAAATTCATCGACAGGGCGTATCCAAAATGCCTTGTCGAATATGCTTTGGTAGATCACGGCAGGGGACAAATCGTATGGACCATCAATCTGCATGAGGCCAAGCGCAAAGATTTTATACGCTCCACCAGAGACTTTATGTCGATACGTTCCATTCTTAAACTTTACTTCATTTCCTTTAATGTCCTGTATTGATATATATGGACTGACTTGCACTGTTTGCAATACCACAACATTACGTAATTCAAGCGCGGGTCCATCATTAGTTTCATCGGAATAAGACATTTCTTGCACACCTCTGGGTTTAAATGTGGTTTAATGTTCTTGTGACTTCTAGATTTTCGCTGCATCTAGTTTGATCTTTCTCATGTTTGCCATTGTCAGTGGCAAGCCGTTCGTCGTATCAGAGATTTTCAGATCAGCAGGAATGATCATTGGCTCTGTCTTATTCGTCATAATACTTGTTACCATAATGGGTTGTTCTGCATATGCCTTCATGATGGATAACGCGGTTTCTGCGTAGTCGGGAGTAGCAATTCCCCAGAGCGCGTCGTGAACATTGATAGCAATACGGGCGCGAGATTTGTTCCAGCGGCTATCCGAATGACACTGCGCCCAGACGCGGGATACCTTATCTCCAATCGTTGATTGAGGACGAAATGCCACAATGGCGTCGAGTGCATCACCTTCTAACCTTTCTGTGATTAGGAGTCTCCGACCGAGACTGTTAAACAGCGTGCGGGTTTTCTTCACTTCACGTTCAAGACGTCTCCACCATTCTTGAAGTTGGGGATTGGTTCGGTGATAGACGTAGTAATTCGATGCAGCCTGCATACGGGTCATGCCGGTAGTTTGCGCAAGACGGTCAATATGCATACGATAGTTTAATCCATGGCGACAACGCTTTGCTGTCCATCGAATTGTGTGTTGTCCGTTTTCATCTTCATCATCCTTTGGCACTTCGTCGTAGGGCATCTTATACATATCAGCGGCTAGTGCTCGGTGTGCGTCATAGTCGCCGGTAAGACGCGCGCGCTCAAAATCTTCTTTCCACTTCTCAATATTTGCATCCCATCCAACGTATCGCGCTTCTGCTTGAGCAAGGTCGAAGTAGATAAATACACAACCTTCGTCTGGCATATACATTTCATAAGCACGTTTTGGAAAGTTCTGACTGTTCCCACCACTGCCCCAAAGTGTTTGTGCAGAGGATAAGCGACCCGGAGCTTGAGTAGTGCCGAATTGTTTCCACTCACTGCGGAAGCGGTTGTCCTCGTCCAACTTCACGTTTGCGTAGGTAGAGAAAAACTTGTGCTCTTCAAGGTAACGCCCGAGTGTGTTAATAACGGTTTTAATCTCGTCGTTGATGCGTGGGTCTTTAAGCCAGTTTTCCCGAATGGGTGCCGCAGTAGAACGGGACGTAGCTTTACATTGGAAGTCATCGAAGAATAGTTTAGCAAGTTGCTTTGGTGACGACGGATTGATTTGATAAGTGTTATCTCCAGTCGCAGTGTGCACAGAGTTAATAAAGTTCTCACGATGCATTTCAAGGTCTTGACGAAGTTCTGTTTGAAGCTGTGATTTCTTTTCAATGTCTACACGGACGCCTGTAACAGTTGCTTCAGTTAAATTCGGATGAATGAACATGACATGGTTGATGAAGAAATCGTAGAGGTTCTGTTCCTTGAGTTCGCGTTCGAGTTCGACGGCAGCGATGAATGTAATCGCACAGTCTTTACAGTTGTATTGCCAGAATGTATCAATGTTTCCATCTTCCTTGTAGGTATCGCTTTCATCTTTGTAATACGGATGGTTTGTATATTGGCTGGTGAGGAAGCCTAGGTTATGAGGCAGGCGAGGATAAAGTGTATGATGTGCAAGGAGTGTGTCGAAGTTAATAGGGAAGCGAAGATGATCTTTGTATCCCATGAAGTAACTGTCAAAATTCCCATTCTGCGCAATGACTGTTGTTGTTTCATCATCGCAGAGGTCTGCAAAGGCTTTAAGAATTTGAAATTCTTCGATCACATTAAAACGGTTTTTATCGTTGTCACGAAAGTTGATGCACATAGCCTCTGTGGCACAATATGCAAGACCGATACACGCTGTTTCGCCACCGATAACTTCAATGTCGGTGGCAAATCTTTTGTGCTTGTATTTAATGTCGTGCATGTATTGCATCGCGTCATCAAATGACGGATTGATGATGCAATTGATAGGTTCTACTTTATAGTCCCCAGAATAAACCTGTTTAACGCGCTGAATATCCATGTTGAAAATGATTTCAGTCTCGGGCATACGAAGCACGAGAGCAGGATTGTTCAGGACTACAGCATTAATTCCATTGTATTGATAAACACTGCCACGGAATTTATTCACACCGTCAATGTTGAGTAGTGCTTGTGCAGGAGTTGCGCCGAGCACGACGATTGTCGTTACATCAGTGAGAAGTGATAGTTCATATTCAAGTGCCTCTTTCCAAAGTGTATATTCAAGATTAGACACTGGTGTCTGCGCGGTCACACGTCGCTTGACAATGTTCGTGCGATAGCAATCGTCAATGGAGATACCGACAGCGCGGAGTGCAGCAGAAAGAATTTTACCGCTGCCACCCATGAACGGCCGTTTAAACGCGACTTCCTGTTCACCGGGATATTCACCGATTAAAACGATTTTAGAAGTCACGTCTCCTGCCATGAGGCAGTCAATGCGAAGGTTATACGATGCGATATGATCGAGGAATTGTTGCTCAATATCAGCCATAGACATGCCTCATTGTGTCGAAGTAAACGATGCGATGGATTTTAATGCGGAGTAGTCGTGCGATTTCTACGTTTGACATATCCTCACTTCGGCATACGTCGATAAATTTATAATATTGTTTTAGGGGATAGTTCCCATTTCTCGTTAGTTGAGGCAATGACCCTAGGACTGCGAGCGAATACTTTTGAATACCCATGGAGCATTGTTCCTTTCACTTCGTTGTTTCAGCAGCCATTCATTCCGAATGACGTTGATAGTTGATACGCTGACATTACAGAAGAATGCAATTTCTTTATTCGTTGCATAGTGTGGATAGTCGATGGCAAGTTCTACAAATGCGCGACGGGCAAGGCGTAAGCGTTCGTGATGATCACGCATATCTGCGAGTGTTGGATTGTCACTAACGCCTGCACTTTGTCTTGCCCGCCACCATAGTTGATCCGCAATCTCCTGAGTTAGGCCAACGCTGTTAGAGGGCTGGCAACTCTCGTTCATCGGTTTCCTGTTTATATGCCTGCTTTAGGGACGTTGTTGCATCTTCAATGAAAGCAAAAATCTTTTCGACTTGCTCATCTGTATATTCATATGTCGCAGTGTTTGCACAATTTTCAAGAAGTTCCATTTGCTTGAGCGCCGCTCGGAGACGGCGGGTTGCAACTCTGGAAAAACGTTGTGCTTTGGTTTCAGTTGAGTCGATGGCTTCATCATAGTTGTCTCCATCATTTTCATATTCAGTCATTTGATCTTTCCTGTTGTAGCGTTGGATATTTGGAGTAGATTAAAAGAGGTTTAATTATTCATCGCTGTTCTCCTTCAGGGCGGCACGGGCACGATCTAGGGTTAAGCAGGCCACTATATCTTTGGCAAAGACTGGGCACTGATCGCAGAAAGTATCAAGCGGAACGCCGTGCACACACTCACTCATGGCTTTTCTCCAATGCTGCGCGGGCGTTCAGGAAGTCGGAAAACGTCACAATGAAAGCCTTGCCTTTCGTGACAAATTTCAGCGCCACGTCGTCCTTTTCCCAATTGCGCGAAAACATCTCTCCGGCAGTCTTGGAAAATGGATGAAGCGCCGCCTCCAACTCCGCCGCCCGCTCTTTCAGCGCGGCGTTCTCGGCGGTGAGGGCGTCGAACAAGTCAGCGCGGACGTAGGGAATACCGGCGCTGAAAAACGTGGCCGAATAGGTCCGCGCGTCGTCAATCCAAATCCGCTCCGGGGCGCGGTCCTTTTCGATTTCATCGGGGGTCATTGACTTAATCCTTCCTCAGTGATCCTGCATAGTTCGCCACCCGGAAAGTATTCTTCATTAAATTGACTTTCATCGTATTCCATAGCAAATTGGTTTGGGCGCGGGCAGTAGTTTGTTGTGAATTGGTCAATGAAAACATTTCGGTGTTCACCCGCCATGCTTTCGGGCAAGTCAACTGTTACCCAATAATCCGCAATCCTGCCGCCGTTCGGTAGTGGAAAGTTGGTCATGTGCGATTGACCAAAAGTGAAGATAGATTTTGTTCTGTTCATTTTACGCGCTCCCGATATTCCGGCTGATCCGGCATAGTGAAAGGGAAGGTGATTGGGACTCGACTGTCATGGCTGGTGAAATAGGTTTTAATCTTCTCACCCGTATCTGGGTCTGTCCAATACCGAGGCAGAGAACCGCCATTGCAAAAAGCATCCACATAGGGAAATAGCTATTCACTATTAATTCGGCAAAGGCTGCGGCTAGAAGTAATAGCGCGAGAATAAACCAAGCGATGTTAAACATGATTTAATCCTTTACAAGTTTACCTAGGCCGGACTTTTCAAGATATTGATCTGCGAGCCTTTGTGCATCTTCTTTGCCAAAGTATTCTCGATAGTAGCTGTATAAGATTTCATCAAGGCCAGGGTCTGGCGTTTCGCAATCGTCGAGGAACGGTCCTTGCTTTACAATGTTGTCATACATTTTGCGAGTGTTCCATGCTTTGATCGCACCATCTTCGCCAACGCCTGCTGGGCCATAAGCGAGGCATACGCGACATGAATAATAACGTTTATTCAAACCAACGTCATCAATGCGAAGTTTAGTTTCCTCTCCGCAGAAAGGGCATGGCTTTAGTTTTGTTTCTGTCATTTTATCTCTCCGTTAATTAGGTTTTAACGATGGTGTAGTCTTTGCCTTGAAGTCTTAGCAACACAGCATGTGCTTGTTCCTCTGTTCCTTGGCAATCTGGATCGGAAGAACTTCTTTCTGGATTGAAGTAATTGGTATTTAAATTCATAAACTTCTTGGAAGCTTTATATCAGCCATTTCTCATTTCCTCAATTTAAAAGATGACAGGGGTTTACTTGTATCTACATCGTCGAGTAGTTGATTTGCTTTCATTGCGATAGCCATTCCTTCTTTGCCGTCAACGACACGGCCTAGATTTGTGATGAAAAATTCTTCGGTGGATACAAGTTCTTGGTCAAGTGGAAGAGTATTAACAAATATATCATTCCAAACATCTGCCCAAAGTTTATCAATTGGCACAGGCACAACTAGAGGACCATCGAAACTGTCAACTTTAACTGCACCACAGATTATTCGTTCAGCTTTTTGCATAGATATTCACCAGTTTATTCATTGCGGAAGGGAGTGCCCCAGCGATATTGATTATTTCTAGATTAAACTTCGCTCGTGTCACCGCGGTATAAACATTCTGTCTCGTTGCAGCACGAGAACGAGAAAGCATGAATAATACATTGTCGAATTGAGAACCTTGTGATTTATGCGTAGTGATTGCGTAGCCAAGTTCTAGATATTGACGTGGGTCATAGGTGTATTCAACACCAGTAGTAGAATTAAATGCTTTTAAAAGTGAAGGGACTTCAACGTCTCTGTCATCAATGTTGAGAAATATTGATCCTGTTTCAGTGTTAAAGTCTAGCACACGACCAAGTGTTCCATTGATAAGGTTGATATTATAATCGTTTTTAATCCAGATGATCTTGTCTCCACGCTTAAATGCGTAAGGGACAGGCTTGCCTTCTTCCTTCTTAAAGATCGTGATCTTGTCTTTTGTATCGTTGAACCTTTGTTGAATTGCTCGATTGATTTCTCCGCTGCCATAAGTTGTATTGCGTGTAGGACAAATGATTTGATTACGTTCAGACGTAAAGTCAACATTCGCAGCAATCTGCATGAGCAAAGTCTTTGCAGTAATGCCAGCGATGTTATGAATTTTCACCTGTTCATTTTGTAAAGGCATACGGTTTTTAATCACTCGATCAGCGAGGGAAATAATTCCATCGGTAGAACGAAAGTTCTTCGTGAGATAGACAGAGGGATATTTTTGAATGTCCATCGCAAATGGCGAAATAACTTCTTCTTCATCACGAACAACTGGTGGAAGTTGGTTAATGTCTCCAAAGAAACGGACTACTGCATCACGTTTCATTGCGTCGATGATGTTACGTCGAAGATCAACTGATAACATAGACGCTTCGTCAACGAGGATAAATGACCAAGGCATAGGATTAAACTTAGTATAGGCGGGAAGCGTTGCTTCATCGTCATCGTCGGGAACAGAGAAGCGAAGGCTTCGGTGAATAGTCCGTGCAGAGATGCCAGTTGCTTCTTCAATACGCTTTGCAGCACGGCCAGTCGGTGCCATAAGTGTAACCTGTCCCTCTGCTTGGAAGCGTTCCTTGCCTTGATCCATTAGATCAGAGATGATTGCATCATAGACATATTGAAGGGTGGAAGTTTTACCAGTGCCTGCTTGGCCAGTGACACAAACAATCTTCTTTGTCTTGTCTCGACAGAGTGCGACTGCTTGTTCCTGTTCGTCCGTTAAATGCATTTTATTCACACCATAGGCGGGCAAGAGTTTCGAGAGGAATAGTATCGTAGTCTTGTTGCGTGATTTCTTTGATCTTCACAACAGGTGCATGAAGTTCAGCATCACGCCGATCTTCTACGGGATGATCCCAAGACTTGCCATAGTGGATTTTGCCAAGGCGTTTGTATGCGTATAGATACGGCATGATGTTGTCCTTTAGTTAGAGTTTCTCTAGATGGTAAATGATTTCATCAATGCGGAGCGCCGTTGCGTGGAGTTGGTCGATTTGCTTTTGCAATCCTTCAATTTCTCCATTGTTAAGTCTTGGCGGGACGTGATTGCCCCGCCAAGATTAAACTTGTTTAATCACACGCGCGGAAGCGGAGCAATGCTTTCAACGTTGTTGACAAGGTTTCCTTGGAACGTGTTGACGGAGACAAAGACTTGAACTTCTTTGCCGATCCAATCGGACGGATCGAAGGACGTGCCGGATGCGTCAACGCCAAGCGCCTTGAGCAGGTTCTTGAACGGCTTGACTTTACGGCGATCACCGTCGGGAAGTTTCACGTTCGCATAGGTAAGTGCAACGCCTTCGGGCGCGTTCTCCGGGTCATAGTCAACGGGAAAGTCGTTGGGATCGACACGGAGTTTGATCACAAAGAAACCGTTCGGAACACCTTCCGTGATTTTGGTCGTCACTTCACGGACTTCTGCACGGTATGGGCCAGCGGGAAGAGGCTGGAACTCTTCCATGTCCTCAAGGTTCATTGCAAGTTTGATAAGATCAGCCATGGTTTTCTCCTATGTTGGCTGGTTGCATTAAACTAGTTTTAAGGTCAGCGTTACAGAATATCTTCAAGATAAGCTGCAACAGAATTGATAATGTCACTGTGCGTTGCCTCAGTTGCCATTACTGCCTTCATTCCATGACGATCTTCGTAATGGGCTTCAAAGGCAACACGAAGGCGTTGAATAGCTTCATCAAGAGTGCCAAGATTGAAGGCAGCTTGATCTTTGCTTTGTTCTTCCTTAGTCATAGTTGTTCACTCCATTAGAATTGAACTTCAGATTGTTGTGGCTGTTGTTCTGCTTGCTCTACTTCATTAGGGATACTCCTATCGTCTCTAAGTTGAATTGACCAGTAGGGATGGAATAAGCGAAGGGCGCTTATAAATCCCTCAGCATATGCGTCTGTTGTATGCTTATCAACAAAGCTCATATGCTCTTTAAAGTCGCCGTCAATAAATACACTCATGTTGATAAGTGAGGTGTATTCCTTGTATTTTGTGATGTGGATTACCACATTATGTTCGTCGTCAAGCATGTCAAGGTTCCTTTGTTAGCTTCTTAAATTCACCATCTTCAAAGGATTTAATTATCCTTGAAAGACTATGTATTTGTTCGTCATCTGGTTTAGTTGGATCGTAGTTTAAATTGAATTTAGGAACCTTTGCAGTATCAAAAATACGACTACCCATAGGAGTAAGATGGCCATAGGGTGCGAGATAAACAGTTCTACGATTGCCACTGGAAAGATGGAGATAATATATTTCGCTAACTCGCAATGCTGCATTGTTCCTTACCTTTGCAGATAACATAATGGTTTGTTGAACAATATTCTTTCCGTCCTCGTCAAACTCGGGATCATCTTTATGTGCAATAAAGAAACAATGTAAATTCTTTTGCCCACTGGCCCGCATGATGCGTTCAAGAACATTCTGCACATTCATGTTCCTTGCACCATATGCATTAAGACCGGGTGTTTCCAGTGTCGGTGTAAATTTTATAGACTTACCAATGCCTCGCGAGACTGCATCTTCTAGTGCGAGAGATGTTAGTGTCGTAAGACTGTCAACAATAACGCTGCCGTATTTGTCGGCGTTGTCGAGAATATATGTTCCGATCTTCTTCGTTGTTTCAATTGCCTCACTGGCAGGGAGAGTTGACAAGTCGAATACATCGAAGTCTTGTCTATGTGCAATGGAAAGAAACCCATCGGGATCGAAGTTGATTAGAAGCTTGCGACCGGGGAGTGACATTGCCCATGTCGTCTTGCCAGTCTTTGCGTCTCCCCAGATGATACCGGATAGTCGGGTTCGGAGTTGTTCACTTGAAACTGGATTTAATGTCATGGCAGATTACTCATTTTCCAGTTTGATGATGTAGTGTTCAAGAGCAAATTTAGCTTTATAGAAAGCGCCAACGACTTGTGCTTTATGTTGTTCGTTTTCTATTGCACCTTTAAAAGCATATTTATGTGTGTGAGTTATTAGATTATCGACAAACCTCTTCCCTTCTGGGCTTATATCTGTCATAGCTTTACCTATTTCTCATGAGTGCTTTGGTTTCACTCGGTGACATTTCATCAGAGGTCTGCATGTTCTCTAGCATGAAGGATTGATCAGTTTTATCCGCAGTGCAAAGGTCCATGAGGGAACAAGTGTTAAAGTAACGATTGCAAGAATGCGTAAACATTGGGGCATCTTCTGGTTTGTCGTCATGTTTAGCGATCAAGTCTACAGCGAACAATGCCGTTTGCAAAAACTCGACAACGTGTTGATCTGTTCTTTCTATAACAAAGTGTTGAACGGAGACGGTCGTTTTTCGCACTGGAATAGTTGATCCGGTAAGGATTAAATCAGGTTTAACGTTGTCGAAGTATGCATATAATGCGCCAGTGTATGCGCTCTGTTGGGCACGAAGATTGAATTGATTTCTCCATGAGTCTGTCATATTGGATGTAGTTTTATATTCACCAAGGGTGACGGAAAGATCAGAGCCTTGGTAGAGAACATCAATTAATCCGATCACGCGAAGTTGTCGAGTTGTATCGTCGTTGAGAGTTATATTAAACACAACGTCAACGGATTTTTCAATGCCGATTTCCTTAGTCGGATCATTAACATCCTCAATGTAAATTGGATATGCAAAATGGTTCATTAGAAAATATTCCGCAAGAACAATTGCACAGTGTTCAAGGTTTGCGAGTGTGCGAATTTTATCATTTGGATCGTCGTAGTAATCTGATGTAGAAATAACTGCGTATGCAAGTTTCTCCATCTTGCGAAGATCAGTTAAATCACTTTTAACGATAGACGCAAAGTCAATAGCGTTCCATCGCGGATGCGTAAACAGGTTCGCTCCATGAAACATTGCGTGGTCGAACAGTTGCTGATTAACTGCGACTTGATATAAGTTAAAGATGGAAAAGATTTCATGCATAAGGCTGCCAGCGTCAAGGGCCATCTGTCGATAACCTGTGACAAAACGCTTGCGTTGCACTGAATGAATGATCCCGTATTTAGGACAGGTCACAATGGCCTCGACCATAGATGACGTGACGTAAGGAAGCGTGCTTACTTCAACTTGGGTTGTCGGGCGCACGGAGAAATGTTTAATCATTGCTTTACTTCCTTCTCTTTCATTACATCATAGGCAGCTAAAACACTTTCAGTTAGGCGTTCCATTTCATTAATGACACCTTCACGGGGCCGACCTTTTACAAGGTTATACATGAGTGTAGCGACAAGGGTGCGTGCGAAACAGGCAGGACAACATTGCGTATCAGTTACAACGTGTCCACATAGATCGTAGATTTGAAGTGCATTTTGTGTAGCAACAACATGGGCGTTTTCATCGTCGCCATCGCCACGATCATCTTCGTTTCCAATATCAAGCATCGCCTTATTCCTCTGGATTGATGTTTTCGCCACCGATGCGCGCGTTAATATCGTTTAACATATCCATCATCTTTAACGAACCCATTGCACTAAGATCAATCACTTGTGCAAGCTGCATCATGTTCTTTCGCAATGCGTTAATTTCTTCATTCATTGCATGTTGTTGATGGTGCATAGTCATAATGACCATTGCAAGAGCGGGATGGATTTCCGCAATCTGCACAGCTTTAGCAACATCGTTATCAACCTGCATCATTAGGGATGCTCGATTGATTGCGGTTTGAAGATCGTCAGCTTTGCTCATGTTCTATTCCTTGGGTAGATTGTTAAATTGACCGACAGTGATTGCCTCTTTAAGTGCTTTTAAAGTCTTGACTGCAACACTCTGGCGTTTAGCAAGATGACCGTCTAGAGGTTCTGCATCACGCCATGCGATCATAGTATAAATCAAGTTTCGCAGATGCATTTGCGTTGGTGGCGCGAAGATCATAGTTGTGCTTCCTCATGCTCAATGTTGGCAAGGCCATTGTGAATTTTAGATAACGTGATAATGCCAGTATCAAGTTTTTGCAAGTCGGCAACAATGCGTTCCATAATCTTATCAATCCGTGCAGCTTGGCGATTAAAGCGAGTTAGTTCCTCACCTTTAATCTTGTTTAATTTCTCTGCGCGTTTCTCTTTATACGTCATAAGGACCACCATGCGCCTTGCGCGCTTCGCAGATAGAAACGCTTCTGCATCTGTGATCTTTTGCTGGCGAATGTCTGGTGGAACATATAGAGCCATCACGTAATTCCTTCTTTCATAGTGCCATCGGGGAGAATTGTTCTGCGTGTAATCGTGCCATTGTCATTGAGAATCAGAAACGTTCCTTCGGTCAGCGTAGGATTATACGCAAGCCACAAACGCCATTGGCCGCCAATCCATTGAAGGAAGGGCGGCTTAGATTTGGAGATAGGATCGACTATCCCAAAACGAATTTCTTTGAGCAAGGCTTTGTCTCTGTCAAGACGGATGGTGGCTCTTAGGCTCTACCGATTTCGTGGGTATAGGCGGGTGGACTAATCCCGCCTATACCATTTGCTAGAAAGGAATTGAAAGCCCTATCAGTCTTGTTTAAACTTCCAATCTTCAGACATTAGCATATTGCGAAACTTCTGTCAAGACATTTTTCATGCTCGCAATTTCGGTTTCGCTGAATTGCCCTTCACGCCCGCGCACCGCCATAAGGAACGCATTGGCAAGGGCGAGGAAGTCTTGTTCACTGGTGCCACCTTCGCCAGCTTTGCGCGTCTGCGCTTCGATGTTACCGGCGGAACCGGCATCTTCCTTAGCAGGCTTTTCCTTGTGCTTGTCGTCGGAGAACTTCGCGAGACTGCCAAGGGTAGGACGAACGGTCGCACCTTCGACAAGGGCGGTGTTCTTGGAATGGATGACGACTTCCTTTTGGTTCCCCATGACTTCGACAGGGCCTTTAGTGATCACGGGCGACCGAGTGCCATCTTCGTTATCCTTATACTGCACGTCTGCCATAGTCGCACCAGCTTCAAAGAGTGCGAGAGCGGCTTTGCAGCAACGTGCAAGGCGAACGTTGAGAGCAACGCGGCGCGAATGACGGCGCTTGTATTCCGTTTCGTCGGATTTCTTAAGGTCGTCGTCGTATTCGTAGGCTTCGGCAAGGCTGTCGTCGGTAAAGACAAAGTGTTGCTTGTGCAGTTTGTCAGTCTCGACTCGGTAAACGCCGATTTCGACAAGTAGAGCCTTATACAGTGCCGCGGAGTAGTCTTTGCCACCGTAGATTTGGAAAAGATCAATCTTATCCGCTTCTTGAAGCGCGAGCGCAGCTTTGGTCAGTTCAATGTCGATAAAATCTTCGCGTTTCTCTGCATCAGCAATTGCCTTTTCTGCATCTTCACGCGCGATTTCGTGGGCGAGAATGAGGCCAAGAAAGCGATTGCCGAAGGTGGCGACTTCCGTAGGATTGAACGTGACAAGTTCGGTGCCTTGTGTCAGTTGAGTCATTTTATTTTCCTTTCAGGTTTGATGAATAGATGGGCGATAGTTTCGTCTGCGGCGCGGTTTATACTAGTTTTAAAGGAAGTTGCTTTGTCCTTGTCGGAAAAGCCATAAATACCGCGTCTTGTATATCCTGCCACAGTTTCGGCGTTGTTGTCAAGAAATTTCGTCTCTGTTACGATCACAAAATATTTCAGTTTCGACAGGTTTGGAGAGAAAAAGTCTGGTAGTTCCATGATTGCACCTATAGCGTTTTCGCAATGGCGCGTCACATTTGTTACACGTCAAACGTTCGTCTTTAACCGAGCAAAGACCATTACGCAAACATCGTTGCGGCATGAGTGCCGCGAATTAGGATGGCGGAAGCATTTTCGCGTTATTTGCTTCACTTTAATCCTAGTTATCGCTGGAACCATAGAGTATGGTGCGTCTGGTCGGACTCGAACCGACAAGGGAAGTGATTTTAAGTCACTTGTGTTTACCATTTCACCACAGACGCAATTGTATTAACTGTTTCGTTAAAACTGACTTAACAGGGCGGGTTGAGTATATGCAATCCCGCTTTTCCTTGGCATAGGACGGATGATTTGTCGCAACAGACATGCCATTCCGTTGTTTTTGTCATCCCATTAACCTGTTAAGTCAGTTTTAACGAAACAGTAAGATTTGTTTTCTCTGTTTATTTTCTTATTCTTATTTAAATAAAGGATAGGAAGGAAATAGGCCAAAGTCAAGAACAATTTGAAGAATATTATTCTTATTTTTGGCCTATTTGAAGAATATTATTCTTCGGGATCGGTGTAGAGTTCCATCAAATCGCACTCATCTGGCCTAGTGCGATCAAAAACATAGGCAATTTTACCATTGCGAACATTGTATAGGAAATACTCCGCTTCATCTTGAAGGAATTTCCCCTGTTTTCGCAATGGCTTTGTCACGGTGCCATTGCGACGAACATAACGCTTTTCAGCTTTGAGGATAAGCCTTGACTTGCAGTTGTATGTTTTCGGCATTGTTGTTCCTTTTCATTTTTCCATGATTGCAGTTTAGACAGATTTTGCCCAAACTGCAAGTATTGAAGCATGAAGCTTTAGAACTTTTTCAAAGCTTCCTTCACTGCCTTAGCTTCCTCGCCACGCCATTGAGACAAGTTATTGAGAATGTAGAGGCATTGAACATGCCTTTCATGCCCTGTCATTCCCTTGCCATCGGAAGCATATGACGCAGCATATTGGATTAATGCGCCCGGTTTAGCGAATGCTGCGGCATTGATTACCTTCTGCAAAGCAATTTCATATTCCATGTTTTGCCCTTTCATGCTTGGTTTTGTCGTTCATAGTAGTTCCTTTCCGCACATTGTGCGCTAGTTTACAGAAAGCGTTATTGCCCTGCTTAATTCTATTTAATGTTGCAGTCGAAAAGCGAAGGAAATGGCGACTGCAAAGGTTAAATAGAATTTAGTAAGATCAACTCTCCTCAATCGGAATAACGTTATTAAGCATTGGTATTCCTTCCTCGGTTGAGGCGAAATAAACTCGCCAGTTTTGGTATTATTACCAAAAGTGCCTTTTCACGGCAGGCATTGCGTTTACAATGCCTGCCAGAAAAATCACTTCATGTTGCGGATTAGCGTGTTAAACTCAATTCCGATGCCGGTGTTGCGGAAGGCATCGCCCGTCTTGTTCGTCTTGGGCGTCACGTTCGCGGCGCACGCAGCGGTTGCCTTTTCGGTGAGGACGTAGCCACCTTTGCAGATTTTGACGAAGTTCAGCAACAGCGTCTGCGAGACAACCGGCGCGGCATCCGTCTGCACGGTCGGAAGGCTGGCATTCTCAATGGTCGCGTCTTGTGCGTAGACGCCGGCGCCGGTGACGGCGAAGGCGAAGGCAAGAGCAAAGGCTTTCATGGTCGTTTCCCTTTCAGGTTTCTGCGGCACCATTGCCGCTTTCCATAGGTGTATCTTGCATCAAGCGAAGGAACAATGCAACAGTTTTCTGTAGAACATTTTCCCTCATTTCTAGCATGTTCCAAAACATCGTTCTATTTCTTCGGGATGATGTAGAATAAAATATAACTTCAACGGCAAACATCCCCGGTAAAATGGTTTTAACCATTTAAACCGGAGACATTTAAGATGCACTCTCCGCTTCAATAGAAGAAACAGAGAGAAATAACAAACAGGGATGGCAGTGATTGACCCTCAACGGCCTTGAACGCTTCTAGACGTGTGACTAGAACCGATCCCTTTCGTCCGGGCCAAAGTCAATGTTCTTCCACATCCATTGGGCGAGGATGGTGCAGATAACACCAATGAACATGCCATAGACGTAGGTGGCGAGTGACAGCAAGCTGAACGGGTCACACATCGACTTTCCCTTTCCCGCGCTTGTTCAGCATGTCCATGGCAGCGACAATGTGCATGCCCGTCAACGTGGCGAAAGCGTAGACCATCCCGGTGGCAACATCGCTGTAACCATCGCGCCAATGCTCACAACAGGCCTGCGCCAGTTCGTCGATCGCCGCTTGCGTGATGTTCTTCTTCATGGTCATGTTTCCTTTCGTTAAACATGGTTTAATGGTAGTGAAGTCATAAATGACGCGAGCAAGCCGATTGCCCAAACTCGCGTCACATAAACGTCACTTAGTAGCCAAGCCAGCGAAGGACTTGTTGTGCGTCGTAGACGTCGCTGTCACCTTCTTCTTCGATGAACAATTCAAGGTCTTCGTCGGTCACTCCATGGTTTCGCAATTCTGCCACAGCTCGCCTTTTCGTGATCGTCACGCCCTTAGCGCTGTCATAGTAGGTCATCTGTTCCATCATCTTCGTCCTTCTCTGTGTTGCTGCAATGATTTAAGATTGTATCCGATCTTTTGATTTGTCAAGCCACTTTTCGCGTCTCTGCAATCACGAATTGTTTCAATCCTTCGCTGATACTGTGGTATTCATGCAACAGGCTGTGGCGCTAATGCTTTCGCTTCCTGACTGACTGCACAGTCAACGCCATCCGCGCTCGCCTTTAGGTTGAACCCCGCCCCCTTTGCCAAACCCCCGGTTGACCACTCCCGCTGGCGGCCCAATCTGACAGCAATCATCTTCGTTTTCACTCATTCCGTATAGTATTATTCTATTAAACATGTTTATTCTTTACCATTGACAACGGAGTAAAGTTTAAATATAATATATTTGTATTCGGCGAATGGTAGTAATATTCTATTTATTCTTGACTAACCCCCAGGATCAAAGAATAAATACTATTTAATTCCTGAATATATCTCTCTGTCAGACTGTGGATTGTAAAATCCTATACAGTTAACTAAAGCCGGGGTAGTTTAAATACTACTCCGGTCTTTTTCTCTTTAAACTTTATTTAAATGAATGAATGACGGTGACGATAATGGTGGTTTTGGTCGTTGTAAATTAGCCCACATCCGTGGGGCTGTTTTTATCTGTAGGTCTTATCGCCCTTGACACTCTTTATGGAGAATAAAATATATTTATTCGTTCTCGTTTAATTCTCTTGACTGGAGCTTTAAAATATGATATAAGAAATCATATTCATTCAACAGGCGGGGTCTGTGTTCTTACAGAACCAGCGACGCCACGCCCGTCCCCATGCCCGGACATCTCTCCTTTTAATATATGGAATAATACTTTCATGTCCAATCTTCCTCTCCCTGGTGATCCTTTAATTACATTTAACGGACCCATTCAACCTGTCGAAGGTGATGATGATGCTTCTCCGAAGTATATCTCCCGTGAAGTATTACCACGTCTCGAAACATTCAATCCCGTGCACCGCATTGGACTGAAAGAGACACCTGAAAAAGACACTCAAGACCAGACATTAATCGCAGCCGTCATCGGTCTGCGCCTTCTTGGTCTTGATATATCCGACATTGCCTTCATGTTTAATACTGGAATGCAGAACATTAAAGACATAATTAATCGTCCCGCTGCTCAGGTGACTTTTGAAAAAGTCTTTATGTCTATAATTCACGCGAAGGCAGATCATATCTCTGGACGCATTGCAAGTCATGCAGATAGTGCAGTGGAAAGAATTGTTCAACTTATGGATGGAGAAAAGGTTCCTGCGATTGTGCAACTTAAAGCAGCACAAGATATTCTTGATCGCTCTGGCACAGGTGCAGAACAATTGTTCGGCGTGAACAATAAGACTTCTCAAGAAGATGAACTGAAGATTGAATACGTTACACAGGACGGAGCACAACAGAAGCTCAGTGTATCTTTAAAACGGAAATAAAGACACAAATGTTATATCTAGCACGAACGAATAAAGGTGATTATGATGTGCAAATGTATATGCGCAATCATTATAGTCGGCCAATGGGATTTGTTGGTAGACAG